CGGACGGGCAACCTCGACGCTCGTCCGTCGCCTTCCGGTGGAGGCTCGGCGCGATATCCAGCAGGAATACAACCTGCCATCTCGTCGCATCAGCGATGCGTTGTCGGCATCGAAGGATGAAACGTCGGTCACGCTCGTAGGCAAGGCTCGCGGTGTCGGACTCGTCGAGTTCGGCGGTAGGTGGCGCGGCCGCAACTCCGAGGGTGCCTCTGCCAAGGTTTTCACGGCCGGCGCTTCGCATACCTACGGCGGCACCTTCATCGCGATCGGCCGCAATGGCAATCGCCAAATCTTCGACCGTGCGCGGCGTGGCGGTAAGCGCGCCGCTCGTCTTCCGCTGAAGACGCTCTACGGACCAAGCATCGCATCAATGCTCCGCAAGGGAGATCGCGAATCACGCCTCGCTGATTTCGCGCAATCGCTTCTCTCGGTCGAGATCGACCGCCTCCTGCAACTGACATCCCCATAGGTTTATGGCAAACGCTCGCGACGAGATCGTCCGCTTCATTTATGAAGTGACTGGCGACAAGGACCTTGCTGCGTCCGCGGCTGCGCTTGTCGCCAATGCCAAGGCCGGAGAAGAGGCGAGCGAGGAAGTCCAGAAGTTCACGAAGGCGCTCTCGGAGGCTTCCGACAAGGCTTCGCTAGTCCAGAAGGCCTTGAGTCAGAAGGCCGGTCTTGCCGACCTCAAGCAACAGCTCGTTGAAGCGACAGCGAACGCCGAGAAGTTCAAGACGGAACTTGCCGGCACCGAGAGCCCGACGAAGAAGCTGCAAAAGGCAGCGTCCGACGCAGAGAAGTCGGTTGCATCGCTCAACGCGCAGATCAGCCAGCAGTCGGTCGCATTGCAGAAGAGCGAAGGTGCGCTCAGCAAGGCCGGCGTCGATACATCCGATCTCGGCAAGGCCTATCAGAAGGTTACGGCCGAAGGTAACGCCGCAGCTACTGCGTTAGGTCAGATCGGCACGCAGAGCGCGAAGGTCGCGTCCGGGACGAAGGACGCCGCTTCGGGAACGAAGCAGCTCGGCGACGAGGCGGGGAAGTCTGGAAACCTCCTGACGATACTCGCCGACAACCTCGGCAAGATCGTCACCATTGCCGCTGCCGTAAAGGTGGCGCTCGCAGGCATCCGCTTCGGCACGGACGCATTCAAGGAAGCCTCGCAGGTCGAGGACCAGCTTGCTCGCGTACAGGCGGCGACACAGGCAACCGTCGATATCTTCAAACAGTTCGGCCCCGCGATTGATGCGGCTGCCGAGCAGGTCAACGTCAGCACAGGCCAAGCCGCGGCTGCGCTCGGCGCGCTGGTGCAGCAAGGGCAATCCGCCGATGAGGCGCTTAAGTCCCTTGTCCCGACATTGCAGCTCGCCAAGGCCGCGCAGATCGATGTGGCGCAAGCGGCCGGCATCATTGATGACGCGCTGGATCGTTTCGGACTCTCTGTCGATAACGCATCCGATGTCGTCGATATTCTCGTCGAATCCTCGGCCGGCGCTAAGGATGGATTGACCGGCATAGCGAATGCGATGCAGCAGGTCGCGCCCCTGGCGCGTGATGCCGGACTCTCGTTCAAAGATACCGCGGCAATCCTCGGCGTTCTTCAGCAGAACGGCTTCGCTGCCTCCGACGCGGCGCGTGGCCTCGGCAAGATATTCGCCGATCTGCAAGACCCCGCCAGCAAATTGCGCGCCGATCTAGCGGCACTCGGCGACGACAGCGGCGAATTCTCCAAAGCGATCGACACGATCGCCGGGGCCGGAGCGAACGGGCATAAGGCGCTGCTCGATCTTGATGGATCGTCCCGCATCCTCGTTACCTTCCTTGCCCAGCAAGGCGTCGGAGCGATCGACCGATTCTCGGCCGGACTCGATAATGCAGCGGGGGCCGCGAACCGCACTGTTCAGGCCATCAACAATACGGCCGGCGGAGCATTAGACGAATTCGTAAACTCGATCGACCGCGCCGCGGAGGAATTGGCAAAGCCGTTCCTGGAACCGGTGCGCGATGAACTCCAGAAGCTGGCTCGTGAAGTCAGCGAATTTGCGAAGTCAAAGGATTTCGACGACCTCAAGAATCAAGTTGCGACTCTCGCGCGCGATGCAGTAAAGGCGCTCGATGGCCTGATCCATGGGCTCGATTGGAAGAAGCTGACGGCAGATGCGAAGTCGTCAATCGGCGGCGTCGCGGAAGATGTTCATGCGCTCGCTACCAACGTGGATGCCGTCGCGTCCGCGCTTGGGAAGTTCGTCGCCGCGATTTCTGCAATCAAGAATCTCGGCGACATCGGCGTAGACCTCGGTAAGACCGTATTCGGCGGCACTACCGAAGCGGCGCTCAATGCAGCGCTTGCCGTATCCAAGGCCAAGGATGCGATAACCGGCACCGTCAGCGATACCACGAAGGCGCTGCAAGGCTTATCAGATGCGGCGGCATCGCTGCGTAAGGGTGGGCTAAAGGACATCTCGACGGATGCCGGCGAGGGCGCGGACGCGCTCCGCAAGCTCGGTGATTCGGCAAGCAATGTCGGCGACAAGTTCAATGACGTTCAATCCGGCCTGAGCACGACCGCGCCATCGTTTGCCAACGTCAAGAGCCAAGCGGACGCCGCAGCTGTTGCGGTCGAGAAGGTCGGCGATTCGCTTGGTGAAGTCGGCACAAAAGGCGTCCCGCAAGTCGATGCCCTAGACGATGCGATGCGTCGCCTCGGCAAGACGCAAGCCGATCTGACGCAGACCGCACAGCAGTCCGGGAAAGACCTTGATGCGATCTTTCAAGGATTTCTGTCGGGTCGGGCCACCATCGAAGATGTCAGGGCCGCGTTCGCGAAGTATGCGGATGACCTCCGCGCATCTGTAGCGAATTCCGACGACTGGCAGAAGGAAACTGTCGAAGATTTGCTGGATGTCAAAGCGGCGGCGCTAGGCATACCGGAGGCCTTCAGCAAGATCGGAGACACGCGAATCCCCCAGCCGGACTTCGGGGATTTTCACCACAACATTTCACAGGCGACTCAGGACGCCGAGCAATACCAATCCGGCGTCGAAGGCGTCACCTTCGCGAACAAGGAAGCTGCGTCGGCCTTCGAGGAATTGGGTGGGTCGGCAGGCTCTACCGGCAACCTGCTCGATCAGCTCCAGAGCGACTACTCCAAGTTCGCCGCCGTATCCCAAGCTGCCGTCGAGAAGTTCTCCAGTTCGCTTGTCGAGTTTTTCAACGGCACCGGCAATTTCAGCCAGCAGGCGATCGCGGACGGCACGAACATCATCCGCGCGATGGAGTCTGCCGCGCAGGCCGCGCAGCTGGTGCAGGCCGAGATCGACCAGCAGAGGCAAGGCGTCGCCGCTCTCGCTGAGCAATACGCGAACATGTCGGATGCGGCTATCAAGGCCGCAGCGAACACCAAAGGCGGATTCGATCAGCTAGAGGCCAGCCTGCAAGGGGACGCGGCTGCCGCACGCGAGGGCGCATCAGCCTTCGACCTACTCGGTGCAGCCGACCTCTCCCCGCTCTCATCCGCACTCGATGCAGCGGCCGCCAAGGTCGAGCAGCTGAAGGAGCAGGCACAGCAGGCCAAGGACGCGCTTGAATCCATCGGCGATTCGCTGGCCGATCAGATCGATGAACTTCTCGGCAACCAGCAGGACATCGAGCAGCGCCGCTTCGAGAACCAGCTTGAGCAGATCAAGGAAGAAGCCGAGATTGCCGGCACGTTGAACACGGCCGAATACAACAAGCTCGTCGATCAGGCGAAGAAGTTGCATGACCTCAAGATGCAGCAGATCAAAGACGAGCAGAACGCCCAGAAGCAGCGCGACCAAGGCGGCCCAGACGAACCGAAGCCGCCGAATGGCGGCGGCTCTGGCGGCGGGGCAGGCGGAGGCGGTGGCGCTCACGCCGGAACGACGATCAATCTCAACGTCAGCGGCCAGCTCGACGACAAAGCGGCCGACGCACTCGCGCGCCGCATCCGAAAGATCATTCAGGACATCGACAACCGCAGCCGATGAACTACTTCTTCAACGATCGCAACCTGCTGAGCGACGCCGTAGTCTCGGCGCTCAATGTCGTCTCATCGTCAGCGATCTATCGCACCGATGATGATCCGAAGACAGGTTCCGGCGTTGTCTCGCTGACGGGTCCGTACACCGGACAGCATGACTCGACATTCGATGTCGAGATTCTGGACGGCACCGGGGATTCCTCGCAGGTATCGCAGCCGGTGTTTACGGGCGTCGGCAACGGCACGATGTCCGATGTCAGCGTGACTGGGCTTGATGCTCAGGTCTTCACGATCCGCCTCGTCGATCCTGGTACGCAAACCCTCACCGCTACCGCTGTCTTTCAGGGCGTCACGCTGAAGGCGGCTGCATCTGGCGATGACGGAAACGATCTCAGCATCTCCGTTGATACATCGGCGATCGTCAGGACTCCGAAGGGAGCGGCATTGCTGGAAGATTTGCGTGCCGGCACGAACGCCTACACCGGGAGCCAGTGGGACTTCGGCGCGAAGGCTCTGGTCAACGGCGGAACCGACATTCCCGACGATGCCCCGCGCATTGCGTTCGGCATCGATCCGCAGGTTTACCGCGCCTACAAGGTATTCGATGCCTCTGCGGGGCAGTACGTCTACAGCTTCTCGCCGCCGCCTGTGCGCGATGTCGAAGCAGGTTCGCAGGTTTATGACGTTACCGGCGCCTATGACATCTCCGTCACCGACGGCTCGACGACCGAGGACTATCCGACCTGTACGACGCTCTATGACCTGATGACCGCGCTTAGCGCGTCGTCTCTCATCGATCCAGACAGCGCAATCGCCTACAACGATCACAAGCCGAACGGTCAGGCCGTCAGCGACATTTCGGTGCTCACGCAATCGCATGTCCTTTCGATCGAGAAGGACGGATCGCGCGCGGTATTGCAAGCCGACATCGGAATCACTGTCGCCGAGGCTGCGCCGCAAGAGCGTCTGTCGATCCGCTGCACCAGCAATGCGATTGTCGGCGCCGAGGTTTGGGAAGTGTCCGGCGATGTTTCCGGCGCACACGCGAACGCGACGACCGGAGAGGCGTATAGCGACGGGGCGTATGCCTTTACGATCCCAGTTCAGTTGCCGCCGCCAGAGGCTCCGGGCGGGGATATCGTTGTCGGATTTCAGCCTGTTGGCCGGCCGGCTGACGGAGACAGCGCCCCGATCATGTGCGTCAAGCGCGCATTACTAGGCGCGCAGGCTCACAACGCTACCTATCGCTTCGTCTGGACCCGCAAGCCGAAGCCGTGCGTTTGCATTGACGATCTCAACGACCTAGTGAATTACGACTGTCTCGGCCTTGAGGCCGAAGGAGGCGGCTCCGTGCCGGCATCTATCATTGCATTGCGGAAACAGCGGCTAGTTACCGCTGTCCGCACTTTCATCGAAAGCAATACCGACGCGCCTGAAAAGGTTGACTCCGGCGATGTCGAATGGATCAACACGTCCGCCCGGATTTTCTCTGATGCGCTCGGGAAGCTAGCCGGCGATGGGGCTGTCCTTACCTATGCGGCACGCGAGAGCAGCCACGCATACGAAGAAGGGACGATCATATTCGTCGGCGATTACCGATACATCTGTTCGCAGGCTGGCACTTCGGCGTCTAGCGCTCCATCGTATTCGACTACCATCGATGCCGAAGTCACGGACGGAACGGCGAAATTCATCAATCTCGGCAAGCTGCCACTCATCGCGTTCGATGATGCGTTCGATGCGTGGGAGACTGATGCCGGCTCGCTGGACGGTCAGGAGAACCCGCAGAACATACCAGCGTGGCAGCCCGATACTAATTACGAACAGGGCGCATATGTAGTCCCGACTCAGCAGAATGGGTTCTACTATATAAGCATCCCAAGGATATCTGACCCAAACGATCCTGAGGCGCTTGGAACTTCTGGTCCAATAGAGCCTATCTGGCCTACAACCGAGGACGACACCGTTCTTGACAGTCCGCTTGGTGGGTCAACTAGTTCTGACGATGTGTCTCAGGGTGTCAAATGGGAATGCCACGCCCTCTCTGATGTTTCGGTACAGAAAGGCGTCAGCGATTCTTTCTACGAACGCTATCGCGCCCAGATGCGCGATGTACTTTTCGCAGCGGGGATCGACGACTCAAATTTTGAGTCAGCCAGCACAGCAGGATCGCCGTGCTGGCAGGAAGACACGACGCAAGACCATTGGTTTGTCTCAGCGGACGGGCTCAAGCCAATGCAGCTTCACCATCCGTACTACTCGTGCCGCGATGGCGTGGACGAGGACGGCCGACCCATCGTCATCCCGACGAATGAATTCGGAGTCTGGCTTGAATGGGGTTGCCCGGAGCGGTTGCAGGAAGGCGACGTTGTAGAAGTCGATCTGAGCAATATTTCTGGCGGCGCTGGTACGTACCAAGTAGACGACACCTTCAGCATCAGCATAGCCCACGCCGATCCGGTTCCGTTCGGCGGCGGGCAGCCCGGAGACGATACGCTGACATGGGCCGTGTCCGGATCACTCGACGGCCCGTTCGCCGATTACGCGCTCGTCACGACTGCGCTGGCGGCCTATAGCGATGGCGGCCTTGCCTTCACGATCACGCCCGGAGGAATTCCGTTCCAGCTCGGCGATACCTTCACCTTCGCGGCTGTCGGCGGACACTTCCAATGGCGACAGAACGGCGGGTCTTGGTCTAGCTCCACAGTCATCGGCACGACAACGCTAGCGGATGGCGTTTCGGCAGTCTTCACCGGAGGCGCATCCGATCCGTCTTGGGCGGCCGGAGATACGTTCTCGTTCGCGGCACTCTCGATAAACGGGTCCGATCAAGCGACTTCCCCGTCCGATGGGCGGCTGACTTGGACGGGCTCCACGACTATCTCAATTACGCCGACGAGCAGCGCTCCTGCATCGCGCCTAGCACTATTCGATCACACCATCCCGAGCGATGCGACAATCGCGCTACAGGGCAGCGATGACGACTTCGCAACGACGCCGACGGACATCTCGATCACATGGACGGCGCGCAACATCCTCGCCGTCTTCGATTCGGTGACGCGCGCCAAATGGCGCATCACGATCAACAGAGGCGGGAGCATATTCTGGGCGTTCCTCGGTGAGCAGATGCAGCCGATGAATCCGCGCGGGATCAGGGATGTGGGAATTTTCACGAAACATCGCAGAGTGCCGGGCCTCGGTGTCCGTTCCGCTCTGGCTGGCGAAATCAAGCACGAGGTCGTGAGCCAGACTTCATTCGAGGACTTCATGGATGGCCTCGACTACGCCTGCGCGAACGACGATGGCGCCTTCGGCGTGGCGGTAAATGAAGGGCTGAGCG